CAGCATGGCCATATCCTCATAGTGTTTCTTAGCAACAGAAACTGTCTCCGTTCTAATTCCCACAGACTTTAGCTCATTTTGAATGTCAAATGATTGCCAACGGTCAAACGATACCATACCGATATCAAATCCCTGCCTGCGTAAGTTTTGAATCCATTGTTTTACTTCGGAGAGATTTACGGGCCCCTCAATTTTTGGTTCCCAGTATACAACAGCATCTACAACTACCATTGGAACCACTTGCTCATAGTCTTTCATTACTTGAACAGATACCCACTTTTCTACGTGAGCAATTGCCACGGCACACTTGTCATGCTTTTGTGCAAGGTCAGCGTGGACATAATACTTTTTGTTTGGGTCTGGAGTAAAAGTTTCATCAAACCTCTTTGAACTATCGATCGGGTTTCTTATGGTCATACAGGCTCTAACTTTATCCTGCTGCTTAAAGAACGCATCTGAGGCAAAAGTTGGAACACATGCAAAGCGTTGCATTGCATCCCCCATGTCAGTAAAGAATGATGTCTTAAAGTCATCTATTTTACGGGTAGGGTTTACCACCCATGTTGGTCTTTTTAGTGCAAAAACTCCAGGATATTTATAAGAAATAATTTCATCTTCTTCCCACTCAATCTCTAAAGTGTTTCCCTCACTAGACTCTGGCAAATCTTCATTCATAATAAACTTATGTGTTTTATGTATGACTTCTTTCTCTGCAATAACGTCGTCATACTTCTGAGAGATAAAGTCTCCTGGATAACGAGGGAACGATAGTAGTGCTACTTTTCCTAGGTCTGGAAAACGAGAGTCTACTGAAGCACGAAAAGCCTTATAGATATTATCTGCAGTCTTACCCTGATCATTTCCCGTTCCAATCTCTTGAGCAAATCCAGAAATCTCATCAAGTACTGCGAGTATAAGGTTAAGCCCCTCATGGGATTCTCTTTCAGAGTGTCCTGAATATACTGTAATCGAATGATCAAACTCAATACTTTCAGCCTTAGCGTTAAACTTGCCAGCGAACCACGGAGACCTTTCAATCTTTGATTTAAATCCTTTAAAGAAAACGTTTTTTGCCTGCTGGGCGTTGATAGCCACATTAATAATATCAATGGCGTCACCGCTTGGCTTACCAAAGTAGCGAGCAGGCTCTTTAAGGCATAGTAGTTTATAAACAATGTAAGAACACGCCACTGTAGACGTAAAATCTTTACCAGAACCCTTACCAAGTTGCAAGATAACTTCATTCTTCGTATACTTTTTATAATAGCGTCTGCCCTCCTGGTCACCCATTAAGTCTATCAGATCTTCTAGCTTATAAATCTGGCTCATAGCCTCTACAATGTCATACTGCACCTGTGACAGAGGTGGCTGGCCTAGATAGGCCTCGCCTTCAACAAATGTCTTAGCATCTACTGGTCTCTCTGTAAAGTTGTTGTCCTTAAGTACCTCAAGAAACTCATTGAACATCGTTGACAATTGTGATTACCTCTCGCTCTTTAGCTACCTCAGATAGTCTACGCATAATCTTGTCACGAACCTCTGGGTGCTCTGTTGCAATATCTTTAAGAATATTAACAAGAACTTCCTGCTTACGCTCAATCTCAAGCATTTCTTCTGCAAGCTCTTTGTTCTCCAAAAGCCCAGCCTTTTGCAGCATGTCAATTCTAGTTTTCTCAATATCCATAACTAGCTTAATGGATGCATTCTTTGCACCCAGATTGGCAGTTGTTGTTGCATCATCCATTACCTCATAGGCTTTTTGAATTAGCTTGTTGTAATGAGCATCGGCACCAGCCAAAGCTTCCTTGGCACGTGCACGAATGATTGCATTATCTGCAGCCATCCCACGCCACTCATCAATTAAGGCCACCACCTTTTGACGTGGAATTGCAAGCTCTTTAGAAATCTGGGTAGGTTCATTCCCCTGCAAATATTTTTCTACAACCTTATTAACTTCATCTAAGTGTTCAATTAGGTCTGTTTCAGCTGACACGTTTAGCCCTCTTTCCTCTTTGTGGAATACGCTTTAAGCGATCAATATGGAATGATCTAAATGCCCCTGCTGCACCACGGTAAGTTTCAAAACAATCAATCCAGGTTGCACCCGTCTCAGTATTAGTGATGTGTGCCTGGAACTTAAACTTGATGCCATATTCGCCCTTTATTTTAATAAGGTCTCCAGCAAAAATTTTAAATCCATCTTCCGTCACAAACTCAGAAACTTGGAGAAACTTTGTTGGCTGAATCTGGGTCTCGCTTCTCTTCCTTGCCATTAGCTTCTTCCTTCAAGTCGTTTAATCTCGTCATCAATATAAAATATGGCTTTTTTGAGATCTTCAATATGCTTTTCTTCATTTTTTAATCCTGCTCTCCACAAATACTTAATTGCATTTCCAATGTTAAAGTTACGGTGTCTTGTAATCTGGATACACTCTACTCCAGATGGATCTGTTATATAGTGTAATGGATGATTAACCTGATCTACATGAATCTCTAAACTATTTTTCATCTTTTTGACCTTCTTAATTTAAACTTAGCAAGATAAACATAGATTGTCTCTACGCTTGTCCCACATTCTTTTGCAATATCTTCTGGACTTTTTTTATCCATCCAGTAGCGTTTTTTTAACCACGCTTCATTAGTATACAGTTTTGCCATTTACTTTTCAATCTTTTCCCAATTATTAATTGCATAGTGACCAATACCAATCGCGTCTGCTACGTCATCGTCAGATACACTCTTGTCGTAATAGGTATTTACAAATTTAATTGTTTTCTGCTTTCTAAGCTCTCTTGACTTATTTTGATACCAGTTTTTTGATTTACCTGGAAAGTCTGCCGCAACTTTTTGCTTCTCTGCAGCAGTCAGCTTTCCATTACCTATAAAGGTTTGCCAGGTTATTGGATTGATCGATCCTGCTGTGCGAACCCCAGAGATTCTAGCTGCCCCCAACAGAGCACCCTGAATTAGTGCTAGATCGGACGCTGTCTTTGGACTGTTTATAAATATTGTGTGCTCAATGACGATAGCGTCTATTTCAAATTGTTTGAAAAACGGCATTGACTTTCTAGCAGCATCCCCAAGCTTTTGATAAGCATTAAGTCCATCAAATCTAATTTTCCCACATTTTACTAAAGTGTTACCAGAAAAAATAGCAAAAGCAAGGCTATTAGTGCTAGCGTCAATGGCACAAATATTCTTAGGCTTTTCATTAATTTTCTTTATGTTTACCATTTGCAAATCCTTTGATTTCCTTTAGAATTTTATCTACATCTTTTGGATTTACTAGACATTTCTGGCATAGCTGTTCGTCGTTATATATAGACAAGCTTGCTTTGCAAGAATTACATGACCTAGTTTTGCCAACTCTTTTCCGCCTGCGAGATATTTGATACCTGGCAGTAATTTTTTCTTTAGTTGCAGAATCTCTACAGGCTACTGAGCAGTAGATCTGGTAAGTTATTTCAGTATCGAAGGTGTTGTCACACCACTGGCAATGCTTGGTTTTCATCTAGAGGCTCCAAAGATTTAATCTTTAATAGTCCCTCACCAGCATCCGCACACGCATCTTGTAATGGACACGTTTTGCAAATCTTAGAATTTGAACGGTAGTTTTTTTCTGGCAAAGTCTTTTCTGTCCATGCCTTCCTAACTGATTTCATCCATTCAAATGCTTGGTTTACCCACTGAACATAGTAACCACCAGGGGTTACTTCGACAGGCAGAATCAACAACTCGTGATTATTCTTATTCTCATATATAAGAACTGCCTTTGTCTTATTTAGAATTTTCATATAGATTAGTAGCTGAATCAAGTGGCCAGTCTTTGGCTTACCGTGATTCTTTCTATACTCAAATCCCTCACTTGGCATAGTTTTAATTTCGCCAAGAAGCTCTTCACCCTCCCAATTTAACATTACGTCTCCGTAGCCAAAAATTGGTGGGTCATTGTATGTAATCTTAAACTCTGAGTCTACCAGCAGGCCTGGAACATTTCCCATAGCCTCTTGAATACGCTCATGCGATTTAGTTCCAGCTGTCATGTTGGCACCGCCATATGCATCTGCATTATCTGTAAATACTGCACCGTTAAATGCCAAATACCAATAGCGGGGACATTCTCCATGCGAGAACGCAATCGTTGAGGGTGCAAACGTTTTCTTTGTTGTAAACTTATCGACACGGTTAACCGTATACCCAGACCTAATCTTTTCAATTAGCTGTTCGGCATCTAAAAACGAGTCAATCTTTTTCTGAACTGGTTTTAACATTACTTCTTTTAACAAACTTTTTGCCATCTTTTAATAACTCTTTTCTTGTTTCTACTATTGTACACTATTTGGCCGACAAGCTCAAGCCAATTATAGGAAATAGAAGAATATAACCTTTACATACTCTTCTGTAGAAAACTGTTTTGTAGGCCTGCTATGCTCCTGACCGACAGTCTCAAAAATTATAGCCGAATTCTTTGGGACATCATATGCCCTACCTTCAATTACCAGGTCCCACTTGGTATTTGAGTCTAGCTTATAGTCTAGGCAAATAGTCTCTTTGGGGCCCCTGTCTCTATGCACCGATAGATTTGGCCTACCATATTTTCCAGAATACTCGCAATAGGCTGCTGTTAAGTATTTCTTGTCAATTCCCTGATCACTTAGGGCAGTCGCTAATTTTTCCAAAATATTTTTTGAAAATGTAATGTCTTGCAGCAATAGTCTGCCCAGATCGGAATGCAGTTTTGAAATATTTGAAAAATCTGTTCTAGGATTTGAATCATTCCATATGACTAGCTCTCTGCTGTTAATATTATTTAAAATAACAGCTTCTATTTCTTTAATTTCATTATCTGAAAATATATTTTCTATTATTTTATTTAACATTTAAGTGGCCTAACGAGTTATATACTTTAAAGCTGAAACCAACTGATTGATTGATTCTGCAGCAGTATAGTATATGTTTTTCTTAGCTCGGTCTCCCTTTTCTACGTTAGTTAGCCAGGTTGCTTTGAAGGCCATCTTGGCAGCAATAGCCTGCAGTCTAACGATCTCTACAGTTGCGACATTCAGTGGGATATCTGGTTTAATAATAATTTTTGCAATAAATGTAAGTGCTGTCGTGAGCTCTTCATCATTCATAAAGTCAGCAATGTCTGAGAGACCGTTGACCATATCTATTGTTGTTTTTTCTTGTTCCATGTTATACCTATCCTATTTAAAGTCTGCGTTTTTGTCAAGTTGTATGCCGTCTTCAAGTCCCATTTGGCGGTAAATTTTCCAAGCCGAGACAAACTCTTCTCTTTTCATTAAGTCTTCTCCGTACTTTTTTCTTTCTTCTGGGAAAAAGTGTGGGTCAATTGGATTTATTTCTCCAGTCCACCTATGGTTAGTTGGCAAGCAATAGTCGAAGCTAACTATCTCAACAAATTCGCCCTCAGACCATTTACGTTTTGGTCTCCAGTGAACCTGATTGACTGCACTAAAAATAATTGCATCCCCAGTCTTTAGCTGATATGGTTTATTTGCAATCCAAACATCCCAGTCTTCAATATTTCCACCCAACATATAGTTAAAGGTAATTAAGTTTTCGTCGGCATCGATGTGTGGTGGAAGAGCTGGAGCAAATTCTCCATCACCATGCTTCATGTTATAGTCAATATAGTTGTAGTGGGTAAGCTTTATTTCTTCTTTGTAGAGTGGCTTGCAATAGCTATCCATTGTATCTTCGATATCTTTTGGACAATTAAATTCAATCATAACTCTTGACATGTGCACTATCTTTTTAGGATCTAGCCTATCTTCCCCCAGGTATTCCTTACGGCCACTTGACAAAAGACGATACTCTACAGACCTTTCCATGCTATTGTTAAAAATTTCTCTTAGTCTTGATATCTGATCTTCAGAAAAAGGCTTTTCTACATAGATTGGCAATTCTTTATTATATTTGTCAAAGTTGGTCAGGTATTCATGCATTGGCGCGATTGCCCTGTTATTTAATATTTCCATTTATTTATTATACACCATCCATAAGCTGTTCAAGAATTGACATTTCAATAACTGCTAGCCTGGTCTTAATGCCAGATTCTCCAATAACAACAACAATGGCTGGATCATTGCCATTTCGAATGGCGTCTGTGGTTGCTTTAGCCCATACATCTTTGTTTAAAGTAAAACTCTTTCCAACTTCTTTAAAGTCTATTGTAAAATTTTCCCAGGATGCGTCACCCTTGTGTGTGCCTCGCCCAGAGTTTTTGTGCTGCTTAGCCCCTAGACGCTTACTCTCGCTCTTCTCGCTCATAGTCTTTCTTTGTCTTTCTTGCATGAAGTACTACCCTGCTTATGTGCTTGTCGGGGCACATCCAAGTAACCTCTTTGGTATCTGGATAAGATCTTAGAGAGTTTACTTCTTGCTTGCATGTATGACAGGAAAACTTTCCCTGATAAACTGAATACTTTGCCATCTTAAGCTATGCCTCTTTATTTTCTAATCTAAATTTTTCAACAGCTTCCCTATGCGATTCTCCACCAAGGTTTTCAATATTTAGGGAATCTGCATTCTCTCTAAAACATCTAAAGAATATCATCCTTACATAATCATCCTCTGAAAAATGTTTAATAGTTCTCCAATGAGCCTGGCCTACTGGATTAAACATTAAGGCTTCATTGTCTTGAAGCGTGTAGGTGTCAAAGTCTACCCCGAGTGACCAGCTGACATTAGACTCTAACTGAAAATCAAAGATCATCTCGCTAACCCCGTAGTCAAAATGCGTACCAAGGCTGGGAGTTCCGTGCTTTCCAGAGTATTCTGCATAAACAGCAGAGTTTTGTGGTGCGGTCAATGGCACCTCTGAGTGCTGATTAACTACATCTTCAACCCTCCTAAGAATCTCTTCTGGAATATGCATTTGTTCAATGTCTAGTCTTCCTGAAGAACTGAATACTTTTATATACTTTTTGGAGTGTGGATCTGGCCCCATAGCGTCATAATGCCTAAGCTCACGTATCTCTAACTGATCACGAACCGTTTGCTTTAAAAGTTCCAGCTGTTCCTCAGAAAATACGTCTTTTATAATAATTGGCTTCATGGCTTTATTAGACATTACCGTCTACCTTGGCCTTAATTGAGTCTTGAAGATCTAGGTCTTCACGTACACGATTAACGAATGCTTCTCTGCCCTGCACCTTAGATCCATCTGGAAGGATATACCAGGCACCAGTACGCTCTACGATACCCATCATCTCTGCAGTATCAACTAGATCTCCTACGCTGTCTATGCCTAGCAGAGGGCCTCTAAAGTAGAAGTCATACTCTCCAGACTGAAAGGCGGGGGATGTCTTAGAGAACTGAACTTCCCACCTAACCTTGCGGCCAATCTTTTCTTCTATAAGCTTGTCGCCTACCGCAATTTTTCCCTTGATTGCCTGATTATCAGATTCAGAGGAGAAAAGTTTAATGACAGTCGAGGAATAAAACTTAGTGGCCTGACCACCAGAAGGCTGCTGACTAGTATACATAGCACTAATATTATTTCTAGACTGAGAGATAAGAACGATCATTGTTGGCTTAACCTTGTTATTTGCATAATTAAGCATCTTCCACGCATTGCTAAAGTCTCTAGACTCAGCCCCGATCTGTTTTGTATTCTCAAGCTCCTTGAGTTCGTCTGTGCCTTTTTCAAAATAGATTGCTGGCAACAACGACGTAATGGAATCAATAACAATTATGTCTACTCCAGCATTCATTAGAGCTGTTCCAACCTCAACCATCTCATTAATAGTTCTTGCCTGAGACACAATAAGCTTGTCAGTATCTACCCCCATGGCTTTTGACCAATCCTCTGAGTAGGACATCTCTGCATCAATCCAGGCGCAAAGCTTTCCCTCTGCTTGGGCCTCTCCAATCATTTGAAGACACAGGGAGGATTTGGCTGATGACTTTGATCCCCAAACAAGCACTTGCCTACCAAGAGGCAGTCCTCCATTAAGAGCACGGTTTAGTCCATGACTTGGTGTTTTCTGGTACTCTGTTTTAAACCCTACCCCGTTAGACAAACGTTTGCGTATCTTTGGATCTAGTAGTGCCAAAGCCTCTTCCATTGTCGTCATTATTCTGCCAATCCACTAATTTTTTCTGGATTAAAGCCAGCCCAGGAATCATTATCTGTAATTACAACTGGGGCAGACTTAAAACCCCTAGACATTAGCATGTCAAATGCGTCTGTATCTACCGTAATGTCTATTGTAGAGTATTTTATCTTTAGCTTATCCATAAGTCTTTTTGTAGCATCGCATTGGACACAACTTGGCTTTGTATATACTGTAATCATTATTTTATTTCTCCATTCTTTATTAAACTATTAAACACTTTCAACATCTTCCATAATGACAGTACCGTCTTTTGTTTGTCCAAAAGTAAAGTTATATGCATTACCCTCTTCAATCTTCATATATGCTTTAGCAAATGAAGTTGGGAATACAGTTACTGAGTGTAGGTCACGATCAGTATCTGCTAGAACTAGCGATGCCATTTTTTTACCTGCCTTAGTAATGCGTGGCTTAAATGATACCACAAACTTTTGCTCATCTTTATACGGCAACATTCGGTAGTTTAGAAATTTCAGGAATCCAGCTGTGGAAGTTTTAATCTCATCTACTGGTACAGAAGAAACAATTCTGTTATCACTAGCAAGAAGAATGTATGTCCTTCCAGCCTCAATCTTAGTTTCTTCTTCATCAAAGATTCCAATAGATCCAGTCTTATCAAGAATCTCTACACGACTCCAGCCCTTGCCACGCTTAATTCCCTTGACCATACCCATGAGAATAAATGAGCCCTTCTCTTCAAACTCTTCTACGTCATTAATAAATGCATGATAGTGTGCAGGCACAGACATATTAAACTCTGGTAGGTTTAGATACTCATAAAGATTCTCTTTAATCTCGTCATCATTACGAGGATTGTCTTCAAAGGTTGCTGCACCAATTGCACGTAGTGCCTGTAGTGCACGACTGTTGACTCCGCTACCCTTTGTAAAGGTAAACTCTTCCAACTCTGCATAAGAGTTAAACGGACGTGCTGCCATATATTTAGTTGCAATGTTGTCTGAAATATACTTAATTGCAGATAGTCCAAACCTAATACCCTTACCCTCAATCTTGAAGTCGATATCTGAATCATTGATGTGAGGAAGCTTGATAGAAATACCCATACGCTTTGCCTCGATCAAGTATTCTGTGCGAGCATCTTTGTCCTTCTCATTCTTTAGAAGAGAGTACATGAATTCGATTGGATAGTAGTACTTCAACCATGCAGTCCAGTAAGACAAGGTCGAATAAGCCACCGCATGTGACTTATTAAAAGAGTACCCAGCGTGGGCTTCAAAGTCCGTCCAGAGGTCTTCTGCGGCTTCTGGGCGTAGGAATCTGGATGCCCCCTTAACAAACTGTTCACGGTATACGTCAAATTCACGGGCATCCTTTTTCTTACCAATGATCTTACGAACCTTGTCAGCGTCTGCCATGGTCATACCGCCAAGTTCGGTACATGCCTGCATAACCTGCTCCTGGTATAGAATGCATCCATAGGTTTCTGCGGTAAATGCTTTCATCACCTGGTGGTGGTAAGAGATATTCTGCTTACCGTGTTTACGAGCAATGTAGTCTTTACCAATGGTATTGGCAGCACCTGGACGAACCAAAGCGTTAGATGCAGCGAGCTCTGCAAAGTTCTTTACACCCATCTTAACCAATAGGTTAGTATATGGAGTAGCTTCACATTGGAACACACCCTTAGTGTATCCCTCTGAAAGCATCTGGTAAATATTCTTGTCTTCCATATCAATGGCGTGAAGATCTGGTTCTGCACCATTTCTTTCTTTAATAATCTTAAGAGTGTCCTGAATAACAGACAGCGTCTTTAGACCTAGAGCGTCAATCTTAATAAGACCAATTTTCTCTGCCTCTTCCATGTCTACCGCCACCACAGGAATACGCTCCTTGCTTCCTGGAGACGTTCTAGTCTCTAGCGGTGCAAACTTAAAGATTGGTTCCTTGGAGGTCACAACACCTGCTGCGTGAATACCAGTGCCACGAATACGACCACGTAGCTGCTCTCCATACTTCTCTACCTCTGGATACTTCTCACGGAACCATGCAGCCTGCTTAGAGCCACAATAGTCGTCCCAGGTATCTACTACCTTCATAACCTTGTTTACGTCAGTCAGAGGGATCATTAGTACTCGTGCAATGTCACGGACAACACCCTTATCCTTGAACTGTAGGAAGGTTGCAATAGAAGCTACGTGACGATACTGACGAACCAAGTAGTCCTTTACCTCTTCACGACGGTTGTCCTGAATATCTGTATCAATATCTGGGAAGTCATTACGCTCAGGGTTGATGAAGCGGAAGAACAGCAGGCCATGCTGAATTGGATCAATGTCTGTGATGTCTAGGGCGTAGCAAAGCAAAGAGCCTGCTGCAGAGCCACGACCTGGCCCCACCATAATGCCTTCCTTCTTGGCCCAAGAAATCATATTACGAACTACCAGGAAGTATGGGCCAAAGTTCTTTGCCTCAATCACTTCTAGCTCTTCGTCTAGACGAGCCATGTACTGATCATTCTTAATGCCACGCTTCTCCAAACCTGCAATGGCAAGCTCTCGCAGCTCCTTGTTAGGATTCTGATACTGTACTGGAAGAAGGTCTAGGTGGTCCTTAATGTCATAGTCTTCAATCTTGTTTGACACCTCAACAGTATTGTCATAGATATCTTGGCGGTCAATACCCTGGGCTTCCATAGCCTTGTGCATCTCTTCATCAGACAGTAGGTGAATCTCAAAGTCACGAAAAGTCATTTGGCGGTCTGCACCATACAGATAGTCTAGACGGTCCATAAGATTATCAT